ACGCGCTTCAAAGTCAGTGCCAGTGACGGCGTGAAGGTCAATATACGCGTTGCCAGAGCCGGTGCGGTTACCGCCAAGCTCAAGATGAGCGTCACCAGTTGAGACGCCGGTGCCGGTTGTGATTGTGGCTCCGAAGTTTGCGCTTCCATTAACATCGAGCTTAACGGAAGGCGAACTCGTCCCGATCCCAACGTTACCCCCGCTGGTAATACGCATACGTTCCGACAGGGCATCGGCAGTGCGCGTCTGGAAGGCCAGATACGAGGCCACATAGTTACCTTCATCCGGCCCGCATTGGACAAGACCGACGTTTTTGCTGGTGCCTACAGTGTCCACACCTTGGAAACGCAGGGCGGTGCTCTTGGTGGTGTTGTTGGCCGTGCTGTCGTTTTTTACGTTAAGAGGAGTGTTGCCGCCAGAAGCGTCTGTCCGCGCAACAAAATCGCCAAGCACGTCCAGCTTCGAACCGGGGCTGGTCGTCCCGATCCCAACGTTACCCGTGCCGGTGATGGTCATCTGGGTCGAGGGGCTGGCAACACTGTTACCGATAAAATCAAAGTTACCAGTGGCGCGGTCATACGCAAGACGTCGGATGCCGCCTGATCCGGTGCTTGGTGACCCAAAATACAAAGTTGAGACAGCGGCGGATATACCAGCGCCAACCTGATCCGTGGTATTGCCGACAGCCAGAAGCTGCGGCGGCGCGGTCATCCCGATCCCGACGTTGCCTGCGCTGGTGATGCGCATACGTTCGGTGCTGTTGGTAGACAGGATCAGCGGGTCAGCGGCTCCGGTGCTGATGAGGTTGGTGAAGCCAACCCCTGCACGAGCTTGAAGAGAGCTACCACTGGCGTGTTCAGCCGCCAAAATGCCAACCGTAACGCCAGTGGTGTCCGTGGAGCGTGAGCGCACGGTGATGCTGCCAGACCCTTGGACATCCAGTTTGCGGTCGGGCGCACTCGTCCCAATCCCGACGTTGCCCGCGCTGGTGATGCGCATACGTTCAGTAAGCGCGGTATCCGACGGGGCGTTTCTAGTGCTAAAAGCTAGATCGCCATTCGTATTAGTAGCCCCGTCAGTTACAAGGCCCTTAATTGCAGCGAATGGTGTTTGGTTCCCGAAGGTCGTACCAAACAGAACAGCGCCGCCAGAACCAGAAGTAACACCCGTGGCTTGCAAATAGAGCGACCCACCTTTGTTGCCGGCGTCCGTCAGGGCTGCCGTCTCTTGGCCGAGACCGAGTACAGTGGTTTGATAGAGAGGCGAACTTGTCCCAATCCCGACGTTGCCCGCGCTGGTGATGCGCAGGCGTTCGGAGCCGTTAGTGTAGAAAAGCCAAGCCTGTTCGTTGTAATAGTACTCCGCGAGGCTCCGCTGGTACGACCCGTTCTCGTCAAACTGGGCCATCGCCAAAGCGCCGTTCGTGCCACCGGTATTACGGTTATAGTGGTAGAAGGCAGTTCCACCCTGCACACCGCTGCTTACCGGGCCGTTGCACAGCAAACCAGCACCCGCGAACTGCGTCGTTGAGAGTTGGCGCATACGCATACCAACGTTGGCCGTGGTGTTCTGCTGGACGTGGAATATGGTCGTAGGCGCGGTCGTCCCGATCCCGACGTTGCCGGTGGCGTCGATCCGCATACGTTCGGTGGGGGTTGCCCCCGAACCCGTCCAGAACTGGAGCGTGGTATTTGACCCACCAGCCGAGGAAATCATCGCATAGCGGTTATCTGAAAGATCGAACGCCCCAGAGATAAACTGGATTGCCGAAATTGGCGTACCGCTAGCGTTGCGGTTCTGGATAAGTGCCGCAGTCGTGCCGTCCTGATCTTGGCGCACATGCAGGCGCTGCACTGGCGCAGTAGTACCGATCCCGACGTCTCCGTCGCTGTCGATGCGCATGGCTTCGACGCCGCCTTCGCTGAAGGCAATCGTATCTGCACCGGGCGACCACATGCCGGTGTTGGTGTCACCTGTGAAGGTGTAGGATGGTGTGCCAACTGCGCCAAGACCGTTGGCGATGCTGGTGGCCGAAGCCGCGCCGAGAGTGGGCGTGACAAGGGTCGGGCTGTTCGACAACACTACGGAGGTGGTGCCGGTTGAGGTGGTGACGCCCGTGCCGCCGTTGCCTACCGCCAGCGTACCAGAGATGTGTGTCGTCAAACCAATCTTGCCGTATGCCGGCGCAACGCCTACGCCGCCTGAAATCAGCGCATTGCCCGTGGCGACGTCAGCCAGCTTGGACAGGGTTGTTGCCGTCGAGGCGAACAGAATGTCGCCAATCGCGTAAGAGGTGAGGCCCGTGCCGCCATTAGCGACGGGGAGAGTGCCAGTAACCGCAGAGGTGAGGCTGACGTTGGTGATGGTGTTGTTGGAGCCGTTGATCGTCTTGTTGGTCAGCGTTTCCACGCCGTCCGTAGTGACCGCCTTATCCGAAGGGTAGGTGACGAAGACGTCCTTGGTGCCCGCAGAGAAGTTCACCAGCGCGTTGGCGTTGCTCGACTCCAGCACCGTGTTGCGAGCGAGGGTCGGACCTGTGGACGAATAGGTGCCGATGCCGACTTCCCACTGGGAGCCAGCGTTGATCGTGTAGTAGGTGGTGTTAGCGTTCCCGATGACCGAGAAGTCCTGATACCCGGTTGGTGCGGTCCCGCTGAGCGTTACCGTACCAGTACCAGTCGTAGTAGTGGTGTCGCGGACACGATCAGCGAGAACAAGAGCCATTACATAAGGTTCCGCAGCTTGTAGGTCGTGGTGAGGTAGACCTCAGTCACGCCATCAATGAGGTTGGCCACGGCACGGTTGCCCTTGCAGATTTTCTCGTGGTTCTTCTCGATCCACTCTGCGTCCTCGATGAGGATGAGCATGATATCCGTTGCCTTGGTCTTCGGAGCGCGCACCGGACCGATCAGCTCGAACGCGCCTTGGTATGCCTCTACCAAGCTATCCAGAGCTTCAATGACCTCCTCGTAGAAGGTACCCAGCGACTGGTGACGCGCGAAGGCACCGACGCCGTTGGCGGTCCAGTGCTCAAAATGAGCCACGTTGCGGGCGTAAAACACCCGGCTGATAAGCTCTTCAATCATCAGGCAATCCGGATGATGGCGGTCGTGTTGGTTGCCGCCGGGAAGATGATAGTGAAGTCACCGTCCGTCGAGGTCTTGTCCGAACCAAAGTCCAGCGCACACACCGCAGCGTTGGTCAGCGTGGTGCCCGCGTTCGAGTTAGCCGAAGGCGTGGTGTTGTAGATCAGCGCGCCGCGAGCCGTGATGGTCGCGTTAGCAAAGGTCAGGTCCGAGAAGTCGGTGAAGCCGACGCCCGTCGAAGCCGTGTTGTTCGAGGTCACGACACCCAGACGCGTCAGCGTACCACCGCCAGCGGTGTAGTTGGTGCCCGTCACTTCGTTTGAAGTGGTGTAGGTTGTAGTGTTCGCGTCAATCGTAGCCGACGAGGTGTACAAGGCGAGCTTGAACGTATCACCACCGGTGACGCGGAAGTCGTGCACGGCCAGCATAAGCTCGGCCTTGAAGCTGGTGCACATCGCTTGGGTAATTGCCATGTTGGGGTATCCTTATGCGTCGAGGATCGGGATCAGCTCTGGATGACCCGCTTGTTTAAACTTGTTTACCAGAGTCACGTTATGCGACCGTACCGCCTCGTGCATGTACTGCACAAGCACCTGACGGATGCTGCCCTTAAAAGCTTCGGCTTGGTCACGGATAGCCGGGTGCGCCTGCGCTCCGACATAGATGATCTTGTCCAGCGCGCGTTCGGCAATCTCTTCGGGCGTGAAACCACGCCCTTCGGTCGCCATAACCATCACGTCCCCGACGCCACTGATTCCGTTAAACATCGCTTACCTCACCGGGTAGCGGACCTGCTCGGTCCGATACATGTCCTGACGGTTCTTGCCTTCGCCCAGCTGCTTCAGCAGGTTTAGCGCTTCGTCGTAGCGCTTCTGGTAGCCAGCAATCACATCCTGCTCGCCCTTCATGAAGGTATAAGCCTCCAGCAGGGAGCCGTAGAGCAGCACGCTTTCGAAGTTGTCTCCGAGCCACGAGGTGCTCGCAGTCGTGATCGACGCTGGGTAGTAGAAATAGTGCAGCTCGACCTCGTAGTCATCGTCCGGGGTAGGCCCGAGGATATACGAGTTTTCGTCAAAATAGGCGTAGTGAGATGGGAGACCTTCATCGTTAGGGTTGGGAAACGCCTGACGGATATAGCTGACGTCCTTGTTCAGCAGGTACTCGTAGTTGCCATCACCGTCGATCACAGCCAGTGAGAAGTTAGCCAGCCAGTCAGACGGCACCGAGAGATACTTGTTACCCGCCGTGCAGTTACCCGTCACGTTCTTGCGCAGGTCCAGCAGTTGGACCGCGTTGAAGATACGCTCTTCGGCGTTGACGATGAAGGTATTGATCTGCTCCGTTGAGGTAAACGTCACCGTCCCCGTGCCGGCAGAATCCGTCCACGAGGTGTCGGGGAAGTCGTTTTCGACGTACCCCTTGATGGTCTCAAAGAGCTGAGCGTAGTTCATCAACCCATCTTTGTACTGTGCCCAGTGCCCTTGGTCGCCGCACCGGTGCCGCGCGTCTTCTGGGTCTGGGTGTTGGCGATGTTGTTCGGATAGCCGCTGTTGTTCTTACCAACAGGGACCTGCTTCGGAGTGCCGTTAGCCATTTTTGTTCACCTTACCCATGTCCTTGACCGGCTTCTTGCCGCTCTTCTGGTTGGCGAGCTTAGCGAGGTTACGACCCATCGCCAGCATCTGCGCGTTTGTCTTACCACCCTTGGCCATCTTAGTTCTCCGTCGTTACCGTCACAGTGCCTACCTGACCTTGTCCTAATAGCGTATTTGGAAGCCCAGATAAACCCAGTGGATTGTCGAGACCAACGGGGTTCCAGCCCCACTGGATCACGCGGCTACCTTCGCTCGGGAAGCCGTTGTCGTTCAAGCCGCTTTGCAAGTAGCTGACGTCCGGACGAGGATTACGCAGCGCTTGCGGATCGTCCACGGGGTACATACCCAGCTGCAACTGAGGCTGGTCAGGTTCCCAGCACGTATAGCAGACAAGGATGTTGACGTTCTTCGTCTTGATGACGAGCTGCTTGAGCTCTTTCAGCTTGTAGCGCTGACCACAACGGTCGCACTCCGCGATGGCCCGTTTGCCGGAGGCAAAGCGATTAGGCACTTATATCCTCCCTCACTGCCGAAGCCGTCTTCATCGACGCCCGGATGTCCCTGAGTTTTTGCCCAATCTCCATACGCCGGTTATGGACCTCGTCAGGCAGTGGGTTATAGGGACCCGCATATTTCCTGCCGTCTGCTGGCGTAAGTGGGTACTGAAGCGCTAACTCTACTTGCTCCTTCTTCACTACCACATAAGGGGCTATGGCTTCAAGGAACGCTATCACATCTTTACTACGTACGCGCCACACGTAGCAGACAGAGTTGTTCATGTGGTGTCGACGGCTCTTGGTTATCGGCGCTATATTACCGCCAAAATGCTCCTTGAACAGGTTCAGGCATGGGGTAGACGTCTGAGTAACGGACGCGGTTAGCAAGGTACGTACTTTACGCCGAGCGTTTTTATTCTGGGATATCTCAACGAAAACAGAGCCTTCGCCGTCGAAAAACCCCGCAGCCCATGCCAAGAACAATGGGCCGTGTAGCATAACTTATCGGAAATACTGGCGTGGAGCAATTCGCAGGGCGGCCTTCTCTCGGTCTTCATCGGCAGCCTGCTGCCAAGCTTCGTCATACATTTGCTTCAGCATCGGGGCGCGCTCCAGCGCGTCGGGGATTTTCAACGAGAGATGATACGCCAAGCCCGCCACGAGGCACGGCAGGAAGCGGAAGGGGATGTCCTGTGTGTTGACGCCCGTACCGGAGTCCTTAATACGCCGCAGGCGGTAGTAGAAGAAGGTGTAGTAGTTGTTCTGGTCCGGAGCGGGCCACACGTTGATTTGCGGGTTAGCGACCCCCGTGGCTGGGTAGTCTGCACCTGACCGGCGGTTGATCCACACCTGAATAGGACGCCCCTGCGCGTTCTTGTTAGGGATCGTGATGTAGGTATCGGCGCTGATGCGGGTGATGTTGATGTCGATCTGGTTCGGACCCGAACCCGCGTTGGTGCGGATAACTTGCTCCAGAAGATCAATTGTATCCACAGGCAGGTCGTAGGTGATTTGTCCCTGCACCATGGGGATCGACCCCTGCTCAAGAGTCCACAGGTTTATCCCCCGGTTGGCCCACTCAATGGTCAGCAGGTTCAGGCTGCGCCGCGCCGTGCGGAAGTCGTAGCCCGTGCGCAGCTCAGCACCGCAGCGCTCAAAAGCCTCTTCGATGAGGCTATTGAGGTCCAGATTAAACTCTGCCGTGCTGGTCGTAGTCATTAGCGGTTGTAACCCCTCTGGCGGTTAGCCAGCTGCTGGATACCGCGCATAGCCTGCATACGCGGCGGCTCCGGCCTGACCTGCTGCGGCGCTCTCATCGACATCTGTGGCACCTGCGATGGCTGCCGTGCTACCATCGGCATCTGTGGCAGCTGCCCGCCTACCTGATTGAGGCTCTGCTGCATCTGCTGCATCTGCTCAGGAGAGAACCCCAGCATCCCCGGACGCCCTTGCGCTTGAAGCTGCTGATTTAACGCGTAAATTTGCTGAGCCTGTGCTGCCTGTTGCGGCTGCTGCTGCATCTGCGCCTGCGTAGCTTGACCTAGCGTGGGCGGCTGTGGAGCGCCCATCGGACCCCCGGTGAGGTCGGGTCTGCTGTTTTGGCCAAAGCCGCTACCCATAGATTGTAGCGTTGCAGCTTGAGCCGCAGCTTGAGATGGCCCAAATTCTTGCGGGGGCTGCATCTGTCGGTCATAAAAGTCGCGGCTACCCCCACCCGGTCCAATCATCGGCATCTGCGGAGCCTGCTGGCCCATCTGCTGCTGGCCCCTGAAGCTTTGGAGCGCCTGCTGCAACTGCGACTGCTGCTCGTTACCGAAACCGCCGGGGTTCTGCTGCGGTTGCTGTGGACGGAGAGAACCTAAAAGCCCTCCCGACTGCTGTGGCGGCTGGGCAATGCTTATAGTCATCCCGTTACCAAAGCCCCCGTACGCTGGCTGCTGCGGCATCTGCGAAGCCTGCTGCTGCTGACGCATGAAGTCTTGGAACGCGCCCATACCGCCGCCATAACCACCGGGGTTCTGCTGTAACGTCTGCGGTTCCATCGGCTTTTGCAGCATCGGGGACTGTTGGCCACCAAAACCGCCGCCCGTCTGCCCCAGTTGGCCCAGCTGGCCTGCAACCGGCTTACCCATCGTACTTCCCTTTCTGTCTCCGCGCTGCCTGTACGCGCTTAGGCGCACCCGGAGGCTGCCCCAACCGCTTTTTCTGAGCGATACGCGTCTTCTTCTCCGTTGAAGTCATCTCTGACGACGTCTTGGGGGTCTTATCAGAAATACGCTTGCTGGGTCTACAATAAGGTGTGCCGCGCTTCTCACCCGGCTGACGCCCGCAGGCTTTACCCGTGCGGACGTCCTTCCAGTCCTCTTGGAACCAGCGCTTAAGCGAAGCGCCTTTCTCGGTTTTACGAACCGCCACCTTTGTTACCCCAGTTCTTGGCACCGACCTTACGGCACTTGGAGATAGCACCCGAGGCGTAGGCGGAAGGAAAGACTTTGTAGCGCGCCTTGACCTTGGAGTAGCACGCGTCCTTGGTGCTGCCGCCTTCGGCCATGCGCTTTGCCTTAACCTTGCCGCCCTTGGCGTACATGGTGACCTCGCCGGGGTTGTCCTTCCGACGAATAGTCTTCGCCTTTGGCATCTTGGATGCCTTCATGGCACCCATACCCCGACTCGGTCGCATGTCAGCAGCTCTTTCCGCCCATGGCCATCTTCGGCATCTTGCCCTTGGTCTTACCCTTTTTGGTAATACCATCAGCAGCCTTGTGACCGCCAGCCAGACCGCCAGAGGCCATCTTCTTCATGCCCATCTTCTTGTCCTTCATCTCGAACTCCTTGCCGACCTTGGGGGCCACGCCCACCTTCTTGGCGAACTTGGGGTTGTTGGCCACAGCGGCCATGAAGCTCTTTTGCTTGGGGGTCTTGCTAGGCATGTTAGTCCTTTCCGAGAAGTCTTTGCACCGTATCTGTCTCATAGATACGGATGCTAGTCCAGATGATGGTGAAGATGGCGGCAACAGCCGGAAGCATATCCATTAAAGTTCCGACAACGGTGAACACCGAGGCTGTGTCGAGCATAGTCTTTACGTCGTCGGTCATATCAGCACTTCCACGCCCGGAGGGACTTGTTGATACGGCTGTTCGGATCGTTGGCGGTCTTGGAGCTCGTAAGCTTCTTCTTCATACCCGACATCCGGGCACAGAAGGACTTCTTACGGGCACCACCTTCAGGCTGCGGGGCCTTGAGCCCCGGCTTCCCCGGATTGGCTTTGTTGTAGGACGCACGCCCCTTGGCGTTCAAGCCACCCTTGGGGTTCTTGCCTTCCTTACGCGTCCAAGCCGGGGTCTTAGCCATCAGACCATCTTCCCCTTGGTCTTGCCGCGCACCGCGCAGCCGTCAGCACGGGTGACGCCGCCCTTGGCGTACTTCTTATCCACGCCCGGATTGACGGTCATGTCATACATCCGCGTGAATATATTCGGCTTTTTGGGACGAGCTGTCTCGGTAGCGGCGTTTTTAGCCACGCGCTCTTTACGGTCTGCGAGCGTACGCGCTCCGCGATCAGCATAACCACGAGTCACCGATGGAGCCGGAACGCGCGTCTTTGCAGCTTCTTTGAGGGCCTCTGCCATGGTCAGGGGGCCCTTAGTGAACGAAGTCTCGCGCTCCTTCATAATCTGCCTAGCGCGAGTGTTGAGAGCGTCTGAAGACTTCTCCGCCGGAGGCTTGCTGGCCGGAGTCTCAGGCTTCGGCTTCGGCTTCGGCGCTTCGGCCTTCGGCTCCGGCTTCGGCGCGACAGCTTTCGGCTTCGGCTTCGGCTTCGCCGTGCTAGCGGCTTCACGAGCGCGGACAGCAGCGAGGTTGGCGTCCATCAACTCTTTGTCGGTAAGGGCACGACGTAGATCAGTATCAATGCTCGGCATACCAAGGCTCAGACCACTGGTGTCGCTTGCAGCACCGCCCATAACGAGGTCGCCGTCAGCGTAGCGCCTGACCTTACCACCCTTGGCGTACTTCTTGACGGCCTTCATGTCCTCGGCATTTTTCTTGGACATGCGATTACCTGAAGCGATGGCATCGCCAACTGACGGGCGGGTGCTCCGCGTAGCGGGCATGAGCTTTTTGGTCTCAGCGCCAACCTGACGCGAGACACGGTTGCCCGACTCCATCGACTCCTTCATCGACGGCATACCGCCCGAACCGAACTTGCGCTTTTTCATCATACGAACCGCCCCTTCGTCTTACCCTTGGTGGCGCAGCCATCGGCGCGCTTGGAAGCGGTACCACCCTTAGAGAAGCCCGGAACGCCGCGTCCCTTGAGAACATCAGCCCGAGTGACTTTGCCGTCGCCGGTAAGGTCGGTAAGCTTGCCGCCCTTGGCCATCTTCTTGACCGCACCGCCGCGCTTCATACCGCCAGCGGACGCTTCTTCAGCGTCCTTCGCTGCGTCTTCCGCCCTGTTGGCGCGCAGTTTTTTCCGCTGACTAGAAGCGAGCATGGGCATTAGGCCCCCTAGCGGGCCCATAGCATCACCAAGGCCGCCGAGAGCGTTACCGAACAAACCCTGCCCGCTAACAGCGCCATACATCGGAGAGATGGAGCCGAGGATTTTGTCAATCTTAGCCATCAGACGAACCTTCCTTTAGTCTTACCCTTGGTGGCGCAGCCGTCTGCGCGCTTGGAGGCGGTGGAACCGCCCTTGGCCATCTTCTTGACCTTGCCGCCCTTCTTAAAGGGAATAGACGCGCCTGCGCCGATAGCGCCACGCCGACCCATACCCATAGACACGCGCTCGCCGCCTTCCCCACGGATGGTGGGGCCCAGATAGCCAGCAGTGCGGGCAATCGGCATAGGAGCACGAGCCGGAGCCGAGCCCATTGCAGGAGCGGGCATACCACCACCGCCACCGCCACCCGGCATCGACGGGCCCATACCGCCGCTGGACGGGCCACGAGCCAGAGAAGCAAGGTTGAAATTCTGAGGGCGCATACCCTCGACGACGAGTTCCTCGTCTACCCCACCACCATCAGCGTAACGCTTCTTGCGCTTCATGCTACATCCTTCTGCGGAACAATCATCGGGTAGAGGACGTCGTCCCCAAAGTTACCGGTGTACTCCTGCACACCCATGTGGCCGAGGCTGATGGTCGGGTCGACCCACACTTCATAACCCAGCTCGCGGGCACGGTCGCAGAACAGGAAGTCCTCGCCCATGTAACCCTCGTCGGTGAGCTTGAAGTCGAACAGGGCCGGGACCGTCTTCTCGCAGCGCTTGTCGTAGTACTTCCACTCCGGGTGCGCGGCGATCATGTCCTCGATGACCTTGCGCTGAATCAGCATAAACGCTGTGGCTACGCGCGTAGCCCGAACAAGACCCATACCATTCATCGTCAACTCGCCATTTTCATCGTGGTCGAGGTTTGCGATGTAGGTTTTGTTGACGTCCCGGACGCGGGGAACACCCGCCACAATGCCCTTCTTGGGGTCTTGCGCCCACGCCATCAGGCGCAGGATGTCTTCGGGTTCGAAGTTGATGTCCGAGTCGATGAACAGCAGGTAATCAGCGTCCGACTCAAGCAGGTCCTGCACCAGCAGGTTGCGCGCCCGAGAGACCACCGAGCAGCCACAGACGCTGCCGATGTTGATGTCGATACCGTGCTTAGGAGCCAGCTGCGCGAAGCGAGCAAGCGAGACCGCAA